GCCTTCGGCGAAAGGTGTTTCACCAGGACTAATCATTGGCAAAAAGCCGCCGCCATCCATCGCATCGCCTGCGTCAGGAGCACTACCCAAACCAACACCCAATGCCTTCATGATCAGGCCATAGGCAATCATTGCTAACTGCTTTGCAATGATCTGTGCCGCCATATCCATGAAGTGTTCGGCAACAGACGACAGCATGTCTGCGATTGCTTGGTCTGCACTCTTAGTGCCATTGATGACACTGGTAATTGCAGTACTGAACGCATTACCAAAAGCAGTAGCAGCCGCAGCGGCTTGATTTTGTTTATCAAGTAATTTGTCTAGTTCTTGTTGCATTTGCACGCCTGGATCATTCTTACGTCGTTCTTCTTCTGCTTTTGCCAAGGCGTCTGCTGCATCCTTTTGATCTTCCAATGCTTTGACGCGCTTAAGATCTTGTATCAAGATGTCAGCACCATTGTCCTTAAACTTTTCTTGAATGTCTGCGATTTCATGCTGTAGCCTTACTTCATCTTCATTCCCGTTTAGTCGTGCTTCAGCAAGTTCTACTGCACGTTGTGAAGACTTCAAGGCATCAGCAAGCAACTCACCTTGCTTTTCAATTTTTGCGTTTGCTTTAGCCTCTGCTTGTAAATACTTTTGTGCTGCATTGATTCTATTTTGCAAACGACGCATCCGTTCTTCTTCAACTTTTCCTTCCGGCTTCGGGGGCAAGGTTTGTTGTGTAGGGTCTACCGGCTGATCTTCAGGCAAAAATCCGCCGCCATCCATCATGTCTCCAAAATCTTCAGGCAACTGTGCCTGACCCATTAAGCGTAAAAACTTATACCCAAGTTCAAGGGTTCTGACAAACGGAACAAGATTTTTTGTCGATTCAATAATTGCGTTAGTTACATCTCCTATTCCAATTCCAACTTCAGGCAAACCACCTGCGACTTGATTTATAATTGCATTCCAAAGCCTGAACTCAGTCCTTAGCTCTTCTACTTTTCCGGTTAAAATATCAACAACTTGTGTAAGTATTTGGAGAGACTCTATTGCTGCTGGCAATGTTAAATTACCAAGTGCTTCTTGCAAGTCACGCAATGATTCATTAAGAGTGTCTTGGGCACCTGCATATCCTGCAGACCCCGCAGCCTCAGCTGCACCACCATATTGCGCCTCAATTTCAGTTAAAATTAAGTTCTGAGCCTCAAGAAGACGGCCAGATTCTTGCAATGTTTTAATTTGTTCTTTCTGCTGATCCGTAAAAACTGTGCCGCTTCTTGCTAGATCAGTAACACGTTTTGCAGGATCTTCTAAGGCTTTTGACAACTGCATCAATGCAGAACGGACGTCTTGCCCTGTAGTTTCCGCCAAATCTGCCGCTGCAGTTGCTACTCGTTCATAACTGTCAACCCCAATCCTTCTAAAGGAAGTTAACAGAGTAAATCCAGCCGTGAAATCTTCTTCGTCAAACAAAGTTTGCCTGCCAAGGCGATCAGCTGCAGCAGCTAATTGGTCAACCTCAGCTTGCGTTTGGCCTAATCTTTTTAAGCCTGCTGCTAATGTTGCCACTTGAGCCTGTCGTTCACCGGCAATGTTTAGGCTGCGGTTTAATAAGTTAGTTGCTCCGACAAGAGCAACTATTGGCCCCAGGGTTGTGCGTAATGCAACACCCATACGTTGTATGTTGCCTGTAGCCGTACCAGCAGCTTTGCCTGTTGACACAAAACGACCGTTTGCATCACGTAATCTGCCGTTTGTTTTATTTACAGTTTGCTCAAGTTTTTTCGTCTCTGTATTTGTTTTTCTTAGCTGATCAACAGCGTTACGCGCATCAACCCTAAGCTCAACGTTGGATACTGCCATAGCCGACCAGCAATGCCCCTATATTAACGCCGTCGCATCTTTGCGCGATCCCTTGCCTTTTCTTCGTGTTCTCCCTTCACTTGATAATAAGCCGCAAAATGAACAAGCTCCGCATCGGTCAATTCCGTGCGAAGCTTACTTACTGTCATTCCAAGCTCGCAGGCCAGAAAAAACTCAAAATAGAGCCAGCTGTCCTGCTTTAATCGTTTTTTGCTTCTTCTAGCTCAGCATCACCACCAACACCAAACAGGAATAACTCAATCTCGTTCAATACAGACTCAGGCAGCTGACGCTGTAACTTAGCTGCATCAGCAGAAGCAAAAGCTTTGGTGCCATCCTCCAGTTCAGCCATTTGACACAGCATCTGCGTGCTGATGTCTAACGCCTCTTGCGTGCCAGCAAGGCTTTGCGCTTTCTTGCGATCAGCGCGAGTGATCGGCTTGAAATACAGATCAACAACCGTATCGCCTGCCTCGTTTTTCAGTTCAAATTTACGGCGCTGGTTAAGGTCAAAAGCCTCAACCAGCAGGTCAACGGTCCGAGCCATCAAAAAAAAAGAAGGTTTGATGCTCAAACTATAGCCTAATTACTCCAGGTTAGAAGTAATCGTGCCGCTAGTGATGAAGCTGCAACTGACAATAACCAGCTCGCCAACTGTGGAAGTGATTTCCATGTCAGTGATGATTCCGGCAAAGCTCACGCTGTCGGTGCCAGTAGTCGTGCCAGTGGTGAACAACTCAAAAGTTGCGTCTGCAGTATCTGCAGTGGTAACAACATCTTCGAGGAATGCAGCTTGGCCGGTTGCGTCTGGATCGTAAACCAGCTCAACAGTGCCGGAACCAGACACCATGCTGCCAATAAAGCTGCGAAAGGTGTCACCCTGCTTGCTGGTGTCAAGCGTGTCTTTTGTAATTGTCAGACTCCAGCTACGGGTGCCGACAATCGTGGCGTTAGTAGAGCCAGCGGCATCGAACTGAACAGTTCCTTGTTCACCGCGAAGAGTTGCCATGGTCAGAGTTCCTCGATGAATTCAAAGGTCACACGGACCTGAGTTTGAAGATAGCCCTCGGGAGAAGCGGAAGCTAAAACCTCTGGACCTATTGGAGCGTCGAAGTAGACCCCCGACACGATGACCCTATTGTATAGGTCCCGAATCCGCTTGGCGATAGTGTAATTCGCTCCAGGGCCAACGCCTTTAGCCGTAAAAGTGTTGATTACTAACAAGCCTACAATTCGATTTTGTGAATTTGTTGTTAGCCCTTGGCCTAGATATTCGCTGGCTCCAAAAGACGTTAAGCACTGAACCCATGATGAGCCTGGCGTGGGTTCATACGCCATATTATGAAAAACGACAGGGATGACAGGGCTGCTGGCCAGCTCCGTTGCCAACCTGCCTTCGATCGTAGCTCTAATGCTGTTCAGATCTGCAGCGGCCATTAGTTGCGCCTCCTGAATGCTGCAATGAATTGAGGGACACTTATGGTTGCAATTTCTTTCCCGATCAAGTCAGGGAAGCCAGCAACAGTGCCTTGCCTCGTCCGATATTCTCCTTTCCAACTAGGAGGCAGATTGTTGCCGTAAAGCACAGGCTCTGCATATTCCATGTTATTGGTGATTTTGGCTTCAAACTTGCCAATCTGCGTTTGCCATGCGTTTCGCAACGTGCCAGTGTCAACCGGCGTCTGCTCTTTAACTTCTTTCGTCCACTCCAACGCAGTCAGCCTTACCACCGTCTGAATCTCTTCTTCCATCAGATCCGCAATCTGATTGATCCTGATCTGACGTGCCATCGTTATGCCCTCAGAATCAACTCATAGGTGATAGCCGTGTTGTCCTGCTCAGTCGTCTCAACCCTGACAATTTGATGAACCACGCTGCTGATCACAACACGATCCTTTGTTTCAGGAGCAGTCGCAAGATCGTTAGCAGCAACTGTCAACCGCTTGTCACCAGCCTGGATCAGCTCATTAACCTCTCGAAGGTTTACATCCTCAAGCACGCCTTTGATGTCGGTGTCACTGGCAGTCTCTGTAATTGCGCCTGTGGTGGTGTTGTAACTACCAGCCGTAACGTAACGAATCGTCACATCACCGCCAAACTTGGCAATGACTTTGCTGGCGACCTTTTCCAGTGACTTGGCAAGAGTCATCAGGCTTCGTAAGCAACGACAGTGCCACTCGTCAACGTGATGCTTGTCACCTCAAGGCCTTCGATGCAGGCAGAAGTGTTGATGTTGATCGCGTTGATCGTCGAAGATCCGTTCTCTGTGATCGCAGCCGATGTCATCGATGCAATCACCGAGTCCTCAAGAGCCATGATTTTGACAAACCTCCCAGTCTGAGCCGCAGTGTTCGTAATGATCGTTGCCTTGGTCGGCGAGTAGCCATAACCCATGATCAGCTCCTGCGGATAGCGATGTTGCCCGGCCCACTGATTCTAAGGCTTGTCAAGTACCTTTCAAACATTGGCGGCACATGATCAGCGCCAACGGCGCCGGTCTTGTCAGGCGTTACGTCTAGGTTGCCGATTTTGACGTTCTTGAAGTCGTTCAGGCCACTTAAGCTGATGCCGTCCTTGTTGTTATGCAGGTAAACAGCAAGTTCAATCTGCGCTCGTTTAATCTGATCCGGAATTTCCGTGTCAGTAAAATAGTCCTCAGAGATGCGGAAAGGGAAGCCGGTAGCGTACGTGTTGACGTAGGTGTCAGGCTTGCGGACGCCAGTGCGCGGCCATTGCAATGCCTGCGTGTCAGTAGCCCTAGCCCCTAAAAATCTTTCACGATCAAGCCGTTGCGTCGCAGCGGTCAACGCTCTGTTACGACTGTCCGTGTTGCCTGAATCCCATTGAGCAGCATCAGTGCTAAGCACCATTGCCTCAACGTACGCATCGGCCTCAGCCAGCGTGATGTAGCTGTTGGCGTTTGCGCCGCCCGCTGTTGCGTCGATTGTTACTGCCATCGGGCGTCACAGTAGAAGTCTTTTTGTCCGGCTCTACAGAAGCGGAGGCCGCCGCTTTTGCAGCGGCCTCACGTTCTTTCATTCGCCGGAAAGCCAACAAACCCGTCAGGAGCTACCGCCCTTCAGAGCTACGAAATTCACAACGATTGCCTCGCCAAGTGAACCGGTAGACACGTTTGCAACCGTGATCTTGAAAGATCCAGCAGCAATCGAGTTTGCCTGCACAAGGTAAGAACCAGCAGTTCCAGCGGAGCCGTGGTTACACACCACCACATCAGTGGCAGCGATCTTGTCGTTGTTGACGGTGAAAGAAACCTCAGCGGCTGCTGCAAGCGCAGCATCGTTAAGGGTAATTTGACCGGACTCAGCGTTGAGAGTCACGGCAGTGGCCTTGTTAGTGGCCTGCGTGACAGTACCGCCAGTAGCGGGGCCGACAAGGTTGCCGGCTGTTGCCTCAAAAATGGATGCCATGGTTAGTTACCTCAGTCAAGGTTGCTTGTGTTGGTAACCCGCACGATCCCAATGTTATTGGTTTCGTACACCTTGGTCCAGTTGCCTACAGTCTCAAGCTGTGCCCGAGTCGGGTTAGAGACAGAAGTAGAGAACTTGGAGCCGATCGGGTGATACACATAATGCAAGTCGATGGACATTGCATCCGATTTCGCTAATATATCGCGATCAGTTTCGGTCTGAAGACCGAGCTGTTCGCCAGAGCCGACAGCGCCTTGCGTGAACAGGTAGGTCGCGTATTCGGTTGAAGCACCAGAGCCAGCAGTCTGCACATCAGCAGACACAATCACGCGTAGACCCATGAAGGTTGGAACCTGCACACTGCCAAAAGCAGGAGCGGTAGAACCTTGAGCGGCAGCGGTGTCAGGAGCACCAGTGTTGTCGTAGATCATGTCGATCGCACGACGCTCCATCAGGTCGTAATAGACCTTCGGGTGCATAGCAATCGCGGTGAGCTTCTCACCTTGATCGCCAAGCAGTGACTTGGCTTCGACAATCTGACGAGGTCCAAGAATGGTTGGAGTGTCACCAGTCTCACCATCGACAGCCAGACCTGCATAAGCAGCAGAGCTGGTGTCACCAACAGCGCCGAACACGCCAGCCAGACAAGACAGCAGATCCTTTTGGCGCTGGTTCGCGATGTAATCAGCGATTTTTGCGCCAATGGCAGCCATCGGATCAGAGCCCGCAGCAAGTGCGGCTAAATCTCTGCTCTCGAAGGCTCTCCCGCGATGGAGTACGGCAGCCACTTGCTTATCAGCAGTGATCTTGCCAGGAGTCAGTGAAGAGCTATCCGTCAGACGCTCAAAATCGCCTGACAGGTTGGCCTTGTAAAAAGGCACTTGAACGAAATCACCACCGTCCTCTGAAGCATTCAGCTCGGCCATAGGCTGCACCACACCGCTAGCCAAGAAGGCATCACGCTGAGTGGTTTGCTCAATGACGTAAGGCGTAAATACCTCAGGGATGATGATGTCAGAGCGAAGAGTCGCCATGACAGATCCTCAAAAAAAGATGTTTACGGTG